AGCGTTTTTGAAGATCGTGCAACACAGGAAGTTCAGCCTGACACAAGTATCTTGCACAAAACGTTGCGTAAGACTACTGTTACTAAAACAACTCCTATTACAACAACAACTACCTATCCCAAGGTTACTGTATACACTTATGCAGACGGACATGTATACACACATGACGATACTGATCAAGTTGATGCAGTTACAGAAGATGAAGTTATTGTTGAAGTTGCTGACAACGAAGTAGTAGAAACAACTACAGAACATGTTGTTACAAGTGAGACGGTTACTAACGAAGTAATTACAGAAGTTGCAGAATCTGATCCAGTTTTTGTAACAACTCATGAAGACAAGACTACTTCAGCTGTTGTAGATGGTAATAACTATAATACAGTTACCAGACATTACAAAACAGTAGCAACTGTAACCACTACCACTACAACGAAAACAACTCCAGTTACTAAAAAAATATGGACGGATGGTAAAGAAGAACTAATCCGTGGAGAAACAGTGGTAGTTGTTAACACTGCTGATACAGTAGTTAACGATGAGTGGGTAAAGGTAATGAGTTCTACTATGGTAGGTGCCGTTGAGGAATCTGCCGAAGAAGAAGTTGCTGAAGAGGCAGAAGACGATGTTTCCGGTGTTAACATGGCACATCTTGGTACTAAGACAACCGCCGCTGTTGGTGTAAACCACAGGACTTCTGAGTTCTTGGACGGACAAGGTGCAGGCTATACTGTTTTTAAAGATATTATTAAGGCAGATGTAGCATATAGCCGTGGATGGACTGGCAAAGGTAGTTTGGTAACCATTGCTGATACTGGCTATAATACTAGCCATAATGACTTGGAAGCAAAGCATGTCTACAATACTTTAACTGGCGATTCATCTAACATGAACGATAATGTTGGACACGGATCACACGTTATGGGCATTGCAGCCGGCCGTAAGAACGGCACTGGTATCCATGGTGTAGCATATGATGCTGATGTTGCAGTAGTTAAGATTACTGACAGCAACGGCTATAGCTTTGGCAGAGCTCGTCAAGGTGCAAGCTGGGCTGCTGATAAAGGTAGTATTGCTTACAACGTAAGTGCTAACTACAATTCAGACAGTGCATTGCGAAGCAGTATTGTTGACTTGGGCGGCGGAAACTTTAAGTCTAGCCACAGTTTTTATGGACAGTATGGTTATAACGGTGTTATCGAAGAAGCTCCGTTATGGGCAACAGCACTAGGCACTGAACAAGTACTTGTTAACAGTGCTGGTAACCAATCTAGTGATGTTGTTTTTGGTACTGGACAGATGGCAACTGCCACTGATGCGAATGGTGATCTTATCCTAGGCGGACGTATGCTAGTTGTTGGAAACTGGGATCAAAACAACCAAATTATCCAGGGTGCTAAAGGTGGACACCTTTGTACTACTTACGATGAATCAGCAAATGTTTGTAAAGATGCTGCTAGCATGAAGGACTTTTATATTCTTGCTCCTGGCATGAGTGTCCGTAGTGCATATAAAGGAGACGCAAATGCTATCATTGACATGAGTGGAACGTCCATGGCGGCTCCTCAGGTTACTGGTGCATTGGCTATCCTTAACCAAATGTGGCCACACATGAAAGGTGAGAACCTTGTAAAGTTGGTTACTACTACTGCTGATAAGACAATTGCAGGTTATGATGCAGGCGTACACGGTAGTGGATTGTTGGACTTGGATAATGCTACACAGCCTGTAGGTGCAGTTGGTATTCCAACCAGTGGGCGTACAAGTGGTGGCATTAGCAACATCGCTAATCTAAGTGGCGGAGCGGCTGTTGGTAACATTAACAAGCAAGCGTTTTCAGCATTAAGTAATGTAATGGTTCTAGATGATTTTGAGCGTGATTATGCAATTAATCTAGACAATACGCAAGCGGTTGATACTCGTCCTGGTAGTTTCGTAGAAATGATGGCATTTAGCGGTGCTAATGCTAATGCAGGAAACTACGATGCTTATGCTAATCTAGCATCAACTGACGCTAACCTAGCAATACCTGAAATTATGGGATTTACTGGTAGCCTTAAAACAAACTCTAATGTGGGTGGTGATTACCTAGCAAAGTTAGGTTATGCAATCCATAAGGACGAAGATACTAAAGTAGACTTCGGACTAGGTTTTGTTAAAGAAACTGGAAAGTTCCTTAATAACGTGCAAGAAGGGTATATGGGTGTTGGTGAGAATCACACAACAAACTATGCAAGCCTTAGTGTTAAACACAACTTCTCAGATCAAGTGTTTGGCTTTGGTAATCTTCAGCTAGGTATGACGGATGTTGAAGCTAGTAAAGACTTTAGTCTAATTACAGGTTACGACAGTCTAATAAGCAGAAGTTTTGCAGTTGGTGGCGGGGTAAAACCAGCTCAAGGTTGGATGATGGGAGCCAGCTATAGCCAACCGCTAAATATCATGAGCGGTAATATGCACTACAAAGTCCCCGTAGGGCGTACTATCGACGGTCAAGTAAAGTTTAATGAAGGTAGTGCTGATGCCAGTACGAAAGTTATTGAACATGACCTAGGTCTTTTTGTACAATATAAAGTAGATGATCGGTTTAGCATGGCAGGCTATGGCGAGCATCGCTTAAATGTTGCAGGTACAGAAAACAACGATCAGACGAGCTTAGGCGTTAAGCTCAACTGGAAATTCTAAAGGAAGCGTTAAAGATGGAACTAGTGCAGATCACTTTCGATAATTATAAGAAACTTCAACTAAACACCGAAGATGATCCAGTACGTCCTGAGTTAACGCTAGATTTTAGATTAGCAAAAGGACGTCAGATTTGGGCACTAGTTCTAGACGGAGAGTATAAAGCGGCGGTATGTGTAGCTTACTGCAATGCGATACCAACCAATGTTCAAGAACTAGACTATTTAAGTCAAGCAGCGCATCAAGACGGACAACATGGTAGTATTGCAATAGCATACACAGTTTGGAGTAAAAAAATAGGTGCAGGACGAAACTTAATAATAGACTTAATAAGAAGCCTTCAAGGCCAGACAAAAGTCAACCGGTTAGTCACACTTAGTCCAAAAACAGCAATAGCAAAAAAATTCCATTTAAGAAATGGCGCTTTTACACTTCAAGAGAACTTAACAACAGACAACTATGAATATAAACTTTCTTAAGAATAAAAAGAGATTATAAAATGACTAAAAAAAGATACTTAACACATAATGACATAAAGCAATATTGCTTAGAGATTGTTAGACAAATTTATGCTGACAACTGGCGGCCTGAGTATATTGTAGGTATTACTCGTGGTGGGTTAATCCCAGCAGTAATGCTCAGCCATTACTTAAACACTAAAATGCACACACTAGATGTTAGGTTACGTGATTCCGATGACGGGCCTGAAAGTAATTCCTGGATGGCAGAAAATGCTTATAACTCTAAGAAAAATATTCTTATTGTTGATGATATTAATGATACAGGAGAAACTATAAATTGGATTAAAAAAGACTGGAAGTTAACAACTCATCCAACAAGATTAATAAGTCCAGATATCTGGGGCAATAATGTTCGCTTTGCCTGCTTAATGGACAATCTTCCCAGCGAAGCAGAAATACAGTACTTTGGAACTGAAATTAACAAAGAAGAAGATCCTAGTTGGATTGTTTTTCCGCACGAAGGGTGGTGGCAACAATGATTTTTAAAGAGTATCCAGATTTTATAACTAGTATAGAACATGCTGATGTACTAACAGATTGTATATACCAATCTAGATGGAGATTTGGACAAGTAAGTGATGATACCATTGAACCAAACTATCCAATGTGGTTCCAAAATTACTATAATATTAAAACCATGGATTTTGTAGATACTTGTCCAGCTATTGCTAAAACAATTACAGAACGTTTTCAGGATCTTTTGCCAGACGATTTTTTACTAGTACGTTCAATGGCAAGTGCAAACACATTTGGTTTAGATGGTGACTATCACACAGATTGGCCACACCCTGACGTAAGTGTTACCGGTGTACTTTATACTGACAAAGAATGGGAACGTAACTGGGGCGGAGAAACGCTGTTTGCACATCCAGATATTGATGGCGATAAGCATAGTTGGTTATATGCTAGTGAATATCAACCATGTAAACTAATTACATTTGATAGCAGTATTCCACATATTGGCAAAGGACCGCAACGTCGGTGCAAGGAAATGCGTAGTGTTTTAGCCTTTCAAGCAGTGCAAAAAGACGCATTAAAAGAACGGTTAGGTAAAAAAGATATTGCAAAAACTTGATAAGTATAGTAATATAAAGAATAACAATGAGGACTTTGGCGCTCATCCCTCTTTAAATATTCTGCGTGTCATCAATCTTGCTACAAAAAAGGAGACAAGAGATGGCAAAAAAATACATTAGTACTAAGACGTACAACCAAATTGGACCTTGTTGTTATAGACAGTGGAAATCAGATAGCCACTGTAATTTAATTCATGGTTATGCACTTTCATTTTATTTTGAGTTTGAAAGTAACGATCTAGATGCACGTAACTGGGTCGTAGATTTTGGGGGATTGCGTCCACTAAAAAACAACTTGGAAGACTGGTATGACCACACACTACTAGTAGCGCATGACGATCCCCAGCGTGAAGAATTAATGAAACTAGGCGAGTTAAATCTTGCTAAAATTACCGAAGTTGACAAGGCTGGATGCGAAGGCATTGCTAACTTTTTATATGAATACATTAATACAATATTCTTACCTGATTTTGAACCGGGCACCAGGGTTTGGTGTAACCGAGTTGAGGTAAGGGAAACCGACGCCAACATGGCAATGCGTGTCGGTCATAGAGAAGATGGAGAATTCAATGTTTAATTGGCTTAAAGGCTTAATGAAGAGTTCTACCCCTGCTAAAGTTGAAAAGGCTGTAAAGCAACTCAATGATAGCGAACTTACGGCAATGACCAAGGCAAAACTTGAAGCTCATGGCCGTAAAATGGGTGTTGAACTAGACCGCCGTATGACAAAAAGCAATATGATTGCTGACCTTAAATCTAAACTTTAAGAGGGTTACATGAAGATTAGATATACAGAAGCATTTTATAGCGTACAAGGCGAAGGAAGATTTACTGGCGTTCCCAGTGTCTTCCTTCGTATGTTCGGTTGCAATTTTACTTGTCCAGGATTTGGATTACCACATGGTCAGAAAACTACTGAGCCAGATGACATTGCAGCACAAGTTAAAGAAAATCCACATCTTTATAAGAACTTAGATGATTTGCCACTAGCAACAACAGGCTGTGATAGTTATGCAGCATGGCATCCCGCATTTAAAAAGTTCCAAAACAATGTGGATTTAGACAGGTTAGTAGATGATTTATTAGTCTTAACACCTAATGGATGCTGGACGCAGGAAGATGGACAAGATATCCATCTTGTTGTTACTGGCGGCGAACCGTTGCTAGGATGGCAACGCATGTATACTGAACTATTTGAACACCCCCGGATGCAGGATTTAAAAAATGTTACATTTGAAACGAATACCACACAACCTTTGCGAGATGATTTCAAGTCGTACCTCGCAAATACACAACGACTACATGTTACATGGTCATGTTCCCCAAAGCTATCGGTTAGTGGACATGATTGGGATGATGCTATACTCCCTGATATTGCTAGGTCTTACACTGATATTCCTGGTAGCTACTTATATTTCAAGTTTGTGGTTTGTACTAATGATGATGTGGATGAGGTTGCAAGAGCCGTATCAGATTATAGAGCTGTCGGAATTACAGCACCGGTTTACCTCATGGCTGTCGGAGGTACAACAGACAGTTACTTTAAGAATGGAAAAAGTGTTGCAGACTTGGCATTGGAAAAAGGCTACCGTTACTCCCCCCGACTCCACGTTGACGTCTTTGGAAACGCCTGGGGAACTTAAAGACAAAAAAGATACTACTCCGAAACCAGTAGTAGACGAAAACCTAGACGACAAACTTAGGAAAGTAGGTTTATGAAAACAGTTTGGATCAGACACGGACAAAGTGAGTACAATGCACAAGGCATAGATACTGGCTGGCATGATCCTGATCTAACTGAACAAGGCATTCTTGAAGCACAACAAGCAGGGAGCCAACTATTTCGTAAATATCCAGAGATAGCAGGAATATATTCCAGTGATCTTAGACGAGCTCACCAGACAGCAAATTATATTACAGATGCCGCAAATTGGAGTGAAACTCTGCAAGTAAGCCCTGCTATTAGAGATCGTGACTTTGGTGACTGGAGTGGAAAGCCGCCAAATGATAATTGGAAAAAATGGTTACCAAAACCCGACAATGGCGAAAGTATGAAGGAATGTGCGGCTAGAGTCTATGGCTTTTTAAAAGAACTAGAAAGTAACAACTCAGACTTACCGCATATAATTGTATGCCATAACAATACAATACGAGCCGCAAGTGTAGTTATAGGCATTAACGCACCGGACGATGTACAAGACTTTGATGTACTGACAGGAGAAGTAATAGAATGGGTATTTTAGACTCAGCTAAGAAGGCCATGGGAATAGGAGAAGCTACTAAAGTTGATTCTGCAAAGCCTAAGGTTAAAAAGAAAAGTGAAAAGGAAAAAGCTACAGACGCCGGAGAACCATGGGTTAGTGTCATTGACGTAGAACTAGATCCAGAGAATGTAGGCAGTGGAGCTTTTGAACTAGACTGGAACGAACACTTTATTAAAAAGTTGTGGAAATCCGGTTACAGAGACGAAGATGAGAACGACATGGTAGATCGTTGGTTTCAGGATGTTTGTAGAAATGTTGTGTTAGAAACATACGAAAAGGATGAAGCTATGATAACAAAAAATGACATAGGGGACGGTAAGTCAGAATACTCATGAAGATAAGACAGATACCAGAACGAAAAATAGAAAGTTACCTAAGGTTTCTAGCTAGATGGATGGCATTACTTATAGGAATGCCCATGATATTTGGTCTTATATTAAAGCCAATATTAATGCTAGTAATTATATTAGCAATAGATTTTATTTGGCATATGCTAGACGAAGAAGGTATATTTAAGGACTAATGATAATCTATGTAAATGGAGATAGTCATAGTGCTGGAGCAGAACTAGTTAAAAATTACTGCTTTGCTGAAGACGACCCAAGATACAATTATCTGGGAAGAATCCCACACCCAGATGCTGTTCCCCTAACATATGGAAATTATATAGCAAACGCTCTTAATGCTGGGTACTTTCTGGATGCTGAAAGTGCCGGCAGTAACGATAGAGTTGTAAGAACTACCAGAGAATTTTTAAAAAAGAAACGTGCAGGTAGTAAGATGATTATCATCGGATGGACTACCTGGGAGCGGCAAGAGGTATGGCACAAAGATAGATATTATCAATTTACAGCAAGTGGTTCAGACAGTGTTCCTGACGAGCTTTCTGATACATATCAGTCCTGGGTAATGGAGCAAACACAAGATAAATTACGTGAGAAACAAGAGTACTGGCATAAACAAATCTACAATTTTCATAATGAATTAACAGAATCTAATATTAAACATTTATTCTTTAATAGTATGCACTCCTTTGATAAAGAATGGACTGGAGAAGTTGATTGGCAAGATTGCTTTATTGAGCCATACAACAAAGATTGGACATACAGTAGTTGGGCATCAAACCAGGGTTTTATAAATGTTAACTATGGAAGTAATCATTACGGCGAAGACGCACACAGAGCTTGGAGCAAAGTTCTTCTAAAACGATTGACTGGCCAAACGGATACTAGTATAATTAACGTTAAGAAGCCGAAGAACAAAATAGATACAACCGTTAATACTGCAATTATGAGGATAAAGTGACAACATACCTACTAGTAGACACTGCTAACACGTTTTTTAGAGCCCGTCATGTAGCACATCGTGGCATGGATTCATGGACACGACTAGGGTTTGCAATGCACGTTACAATGGCGGCCGTAAACAAAGCATGGCGTATTGCTGGTGCTGATCATGTAGTATTTGCACTGGAAGGGCGTAGCTGGCGCAAAGATTATTACAAGCCCTACAAAGCAAATCGTAAAGTTGCTCGTGAAGCATTAACAGATGAACAGCAAGAAGAAGATCAGTTGTTCTGGGACACCTATGACGACTTAACTAAGTTCCTTAAAGAGCAAAGTAATTGCAGTGTACTACGCTGTGATATTGCAGAAGCTGATGATATTATTGCACGTTGGATACACAGACATAAAGATGACCAGCATGTTATTGTTAGCAGTGACACTGATTTTGTACAACTGGTTAGTGACAATGTTAAGCAGTACAATGGCATACAAAACCATATGATTACATTAGATGGTGTATTTGACGACTATGGGAAGCCTGTGAAAGACAAAAAGACAGGAGAACCTAAAGAAGTACATCCAGCATGGTTGTTGTTTGAAAAATGTATGCGTGGAGATGCAACTGATAACGTGTTTAGTGCATATCCTGGTGTACGTAAAAAAGGTACTAAGAACAAAGTTGGTCTAGTAGAAGCATTTGAAGATCGTG